AGTGCCTGTAGGTATTTCAAGAACATCAGCATCCGCATCATTCTTTATCGTAACATCATTTGTTGAGCCTTGCCCTGTAAGGATAAGACCCTCTGCACTGGTAAAGCCAACAGCAGCCGCATCACCAGATGCAGTATCGCCCGAAGGATTTACGGTGCCTGTGACCTCAGCATCACCATTTACAGTGAGATCATCCGCTGTGGTAAATTTAGAAATACCATTACCAAGATAAGGCATTAGGTGATCTCCATAATACTTAGTGCTGCGTCTATCTTTGCGGCTACGCTGCAATCAATCTTGAGAACATCTGTTGTCTGCATGACAACTTTGTTTCCTGACAATAGTTCAACTGTTGAACCAACGGGAATCGGTATGTCTTTTACAAGCAAAACATCCGCATTTGTTTCCGTATCACTTGTATCTGATTCTAGTTTAACACTAGCAGTTACCTGTGACGTATGCACATTGCAAAGCATCAGTCCTAAAATAACTGTCGTTGTGCTGGAGGGTACGGTGTAAAGCGTTAATGGCGTTCCCGCGCTAGTCGGCATCGCATCATTTGTTTTTACCTTGAATGTGTTCGCCATGATATCATCCTAACGCTATAGCCAATGCAGTGGCGTCATCAGGACTAGCAAAGAAAGATGCGCCTTGTGTTTGAAGGTTGTCAGTATGTATTGTCTTTTCTGCTGGCAACGTGCAGAAAATTGTCTTAGTCCCAGAACTCCAACTCACAGCATTGTCACTGTTACTGGACTGCAAGATGGTTGTACGAGCCAATGTAGTGCCAGATGACGTATACGTTCCGACCCCAACCTCAAAGTCAGTGCCATCTGTACAAGCGTAAAATGTCGTATTGCTATTGCCTACAGAACCAAAAGTCTCAAAACCAGTAACGGCACCTGCAAGGGTATATGTACCCGTGCCAGTTGTCGTGGTCGTTTCCTTTACTCTGTCAGCAATAACTAAAGCCATTTTACTTCAACTCTATAGAAAGGTTGCCTGTGTTGATGCGGAATATATCCCCAGAGGCTATGGTCTTGTTTGCGTCCAAAGCACCTACAAACAGGATGTTTCCGCTACTTGATGCGTCTGCAACAAAAACGTGTGTGATAATATCATCTCCACCACCGCCCGAAGCAGGAAACTCAACATTGGCAGCGTTTGTTGCCGTCTGTGTATCCGTGCCGACAGCAGGAACTGTCCAGCCAGATGCCTGTACTTGCTGTCTTGCGTAATTCGTAAAGTCTGCCTCAGTAAGAGAGCCTGTTTCAATACTGCTAACTGCTGTGGCTAGACCCACATAAATACTGTTTCCGGGAGTTGCAAAACTCTCCGTATTGTTTTTAAACAGAAACTGCAATATCGCATGTTCTGTGTAGTTGGTTGCTGCATTTGAAGTTGCCATGATCTACTCCTTATGTTCGTGGCATTCTAGGCAATCCCTGCCTGTAAGCGTCATCATTTTCACGAGCCTCCGCAAGGTCTTTCAGTCTGCCCAAACTCTCAGCGTATCTTCCTTCGTACAACTGAATCATATCCATCTCACCCTTCATGTATGTATAGGCCTCTATCAAAGAGGCATACAAAAGAGCGTTTGGTGCGTTATCACTTAACCAACTATAGCTTGAGTCAGAACCTGATGTAAGGCTGGCTGGTCTATAGAAGTAATGCAACTCAACTGCATAGTTTGAATTAGGGGTAGGGCCAAGTATAAAGTTACCGGTAACATTTCCACTTGAGTCTGCTTTAGCGTCAAATATCCCATAATATTTAGGCAGGGCAGTGGCTGTTCTATCAGGATATGCTTCTCTTATAAAGTTTACATCTTTCTCAAGAAGAAATCCCTCAGACCCAGAGGTGCTAATAAAGAACGAAAAAGGAGCCAAGAAGTCGCTTGGCATCGATATGTACTCATCTCCAGATGTTGCTGTGGATGTTGCGTTTTTTCTAAAGTTATCCAAATCAACAGACTTGAGTATACGCTCCTCAGCAGACCTAATGAACACAGGTAGATTAGTCACGAATGACGTTTCTGTGTTTTCAGTAAAATCCTGAAGGGCTGTCTTGAGTTGAGCGTAAGTGAATGACATTAAGCTATCCTCACAATCGCACTACTTGCATCCGCTGCTGGGAAAGTGATTGTAAAATTAGAAGAGGACGATGCTTGGTCGCTACCAAAATCAAACACAGCGACTGCTTTGTTAGATGCGCTACTGTTATAGATTAAACAGCCTCTAGCAGTTATTGTTGAACTAGAAAACGTAACATCATTAAAGTCGACTATAGCTGTTGTTCCGCTTGTAGTAGGGTTTACAGCAGTTAGTGTAGCGCCACCAGCCGAATATCCTGTTCCGCTAACCTCGTCTGAGGTGCTATACGCTGTGGTGCTTGCGTTTAAAGTAGCGCTATTTGTATAAAGAGCCACCTTAAATGTATGACTTGCAAAATTATGAACAGCCTCTAGAAGCTCTTCTTTAAATGATGTGCATACAAAGTTTCCGTTAAATGCCATATTCTACTCCTATGGTGTATTTGCCTGACCACCCATACCACTATGATTAGTGCAATAATAGTATAGAGTTGGCGCTCCAACTGCTACGGTGATCTGTACATACGCCCCAGCACTACCTGCTGTTCCGCTTGTTGTAACACCTGTTGTATATTGAGATCCACCCCCATGGGTTCCGTTAGCCGTTGTCGAGAATCTCAAAGGATGACCAGAGTTACTGCTATCTGACTGATCAAATCTATATGTTGATCCTTCATTTAACGTAAGAGTTGGGCTGGCTCCAGATAGCCCAGCTATATAATACTTGTTCCCTGATCCATAGCTGTTAGTCCCAGATGCAACCGTTACGGTATAAACGGTAACATTAGTGGAGATTGATGGGCTTCCCAAAGATATGGTTGCTACAACACCTGTTGGGGTGATGTTACCTGTTACAGATATAGACGGAGATCCAAGACTAACGGTTGCAGCTATGCCGGTTGGAGTGACATCTACTGGAGTTGTAGGAGAGGCACCGGTTATTGTTACTCTGCCAGCTTCTGCTCTCATAAGAGGAAGGGGTATAGTCTCTATCGTATCTAAATCAAACGTAGGAAACGTGACCTCTGCCCCTTCTGTAAACTTATCTGGCCTTGGGTTAAGAAGAGATTGCGGGTCATCTACCCTAACCCTTCCAAGAAAGTTTTGTGGCTGATCAGGATCAACCACATCATAACCCACACGAAAACCGTTTTTAACACCGTTTTCATACTCATCAACAAGCTGATCCAGAGGATACCTGAACCCTGTTTTGTCGCAAAAACCAAATGCGTATTTGCCTCTAGCGTTTGTCATTATTAACCGGCTCTACCAAACCTCTTGCCTCTGGTCGCTGCGCCAGCACCACGAACAGTGCCACCCTTTGACCTTTTTTTAACGCCAGTCATCCGGCCTTTATCTGGAGTCTTTTTAAGAGGTTCAAGTAATCTCTTATATTTTTCTTCCTTGGGAACGCCCATTCTACCTGTTCCTCTGGCCTTCTTAATCAGCGCCCCGCCTATTTTCATGCCTTTTTTCTTCATTGCTCCACCACCTGCTTTACGAGCGGTGATACCCGGCTTAACTTTTTTGGCAGTGATTCCGGGCCTAGACGGCTTCTGCTTTGAGGCAGGCTTTTTAGCCGCCGCATCAGCAGCCCTACGCTGCCTGTTAATCTCACCAAGATTAGACAAACGAGTTGATACCCTAGCTCTTTTCTCTGCCTGATCAGGAAGATCAGCGCCTTTTCTTTTTCTAATTTGTACATTGGGATTGCTCTTGGCAATTTTCTTAGCTTTTTTCCCGGCTGTGTCAGCTCGCAAAGCTGCCATTTGGGATTTGGTCATGCCCTTGTATGGGTTTGATGACTTCGTACCAGCGGCAGTTGGCATCTTAATGCTTTGTCCAACCCTTATCATATTTGCATTTTTGATATTAGGATTAGCAGCCATCAAAGCCTTTAGAGTAACGCCTTTAGACTTAGCAATCTGAGACAAGGTATCTCCAGACTTTACCTTTACAGATCCGCCTTTGGCATAACCCTTCTTCATCATGCCGCCTTTTTTCATTCCCTTTTTCTTCATAGAGCCACCCATAGCGTAGCCCTTCTTCTTCATCATGCCGCCGCCCTTCATCTTGCCTTTGCCATCGGCAGCAAAAAACGGAACCTTTTGCCCTTGATCATTTGTAACCATCTTGAGCTTGCCACCTTTTTTCATGCCCTTCTTCTTCATAGCACCGCCCATGGCGTAACCTTTTTTCTTCATGGCTCCACCTGATTTAGCAGATTGCTGTCGCGGCATGACCCTATCCATTTGCTTTTCAAGAATAGATCTAGTCTTTCTCTTGGATGCTGGTGCTTTTTTCTTCATAGATTTACGGGTAAAATTCTTTGGCCCGCCTTTTTTTGCTACAATTTTAACTGGCATTTTAGCCTCCTGCGTAGAATGTATTGTATGGCACGAACTTGATAGATGACGAGTCTGTGTCTTCGTTTGCTGCTAGTTCAAACTGAAACTCATACTCTTGTTTAAGCGGTGCCACACGGCCCGCCACTTCAGGCTTCTTCATCGCAATGTAGTAAGCCAACCCAGCCGCAAGACAAGGAACAAACCTTGGCGGCATATCTGCTGTAGTGCCGATACCAGAAGAAACTCCTGATATGCCCTTCAACCTATAATAAAAAAGTGTGTATGTGCTAAGATCAGGGACAGGCCACAAAGTGGCTGTGACAGATGTTGCCTGCCTGTCCACATAAATCTGTGTCGGTCTGCCTTGAGTGTTTTTTGAACTTTGCTTTGCGTATGTAGAAACGCTTATGCGAGTTACATTTGTATCTGTCTGACTTGTCCCAGTGCCTGTTCTAATCTGATGTTCTATAAGATCTATTGTATCAGTGGGCATGGTATAGGTTGCTGTTCCAGCAGTAAGAGCCTGTGTGCCTGATTCTATCGTCCAAAGATTAAGACCGCGATTCTGCCATTCTAATGTTAACAGATTAAGACTTCTTCTAGCTGTCTTGAGATCATAACCAGTAGTCATCTGAAGGCCAGCCCTCTCAAAAGCCTCTTCAAATATCTCAGGAAGATCTGGCGTTACTACTGACATTACTTAACCTTTCTGTGGCCTCTAGTCTTTGCAGCTATCTTTTTTGGCTGTTTGGAAAACTGTTTACCTGCTTTAGTAGCTTTCCTTTTGGCTCTTGTGGTCGCCGCGTACTCTTTCGATGAGAGCGATTTAATAGCTGAAGACGGTAGATATCTTTCCCCGGTTGCTTTCGGACCCTGCGTGGACGGTTTGCCACTTTTGGTTCTCCATTTTTGCTTTGTCCAAGATTTCAGACTTCTTTGAGATTTTTTCAAAGCCATACTATTCTCTCGATTTTCTTATAGCGTCTAATGTTTCCCTAAGTGTAGGAGGTTTTTTTTCATTAGGCCTATATTTGCATTGCAATTCTTTAGGATAATATTCTGATGGTTCTAACCAAACGCTGTCTACCGTGTTATTAGGACCATAGTATATGCAAACTCTCTTTTCGTCTATAATGTCACATCCTTTGAGGCGACAGACCACATACTCTGGAGTTGTTTCTGCATTAGCGACTGTGCCTTTTAAGAACATAACAAAGCCAATGAGAACCCCTACCCCAACAAAAAACATCAACACCCATGCCACAATTTCAACAAACTTGCGTCTGCGTTGCCTCTGAATATACAAAGTTTCTTGCCGCTGTTTTCTAATTTTACCTTCCATAGCGATAAGCTCGTCCCACTTGGACTTGCCATACATCATTCCTATGAAATTTTTTAAATCGGTTCGTTGCTGCTCTGCGTTTCGCTTGGCGGCAAACGTCTCCATAGCTTCCTGCTCAACCGATTTTCCAGCAAAGAGCTTCTTAAATATTGGGGGATTTTTGGCTTCTTTTTCTAGCATATCTAAATCAGATAGAGCGCCCATCCAGCGCCCTAAATCACTTGCCATGCTCTCTATATCACGCCCTATCTGTATGCCTTTTTTAACAGCATTGAAAGCGGCAGTGGCAGTAGCCATAACGGTAACCGGGTCCATGTTAATAAACCTCTATATTCTTTGGGTCTACCCTTACTGGCTTGCAATACGCTGTAGCCTTATGTTTTTCTGGCACTTTGTAAGCGTACTGGTAATTCCCATATCTTTTTGTCACTTCTGAAGCAAAGTAATTACACCTATCGATAGACTCAAAATACATATCTGAGCTAACTATCTCTCCCCCTATTATTACGACCAACAAAAAAGCATGAATCATAGCTCACCGCTTTTTTGCTTTTCTTATAGACTCTTTCCCTTTCTTAAAAATCTGAGCCACTTGATTTTTGCCCATTACCTTAGCCCTTTGCTCACCAACTGTTAAAATTTGTATTTTCCTTGCATAAGGCTTTCTAATTTTTTTAACTTTTGCAACTGTGGCTCTAGCATCTGCTGGAGTAGCAAACTTGATTCCAACCGTGTCTTTAGGGTTTTCATCAGTATAGAGCCTGCGACCTGATCCCTTTGGCTTTTTACCTGTACCAACTTTTGGATCTCTTTTCTTTCTCATTAGTCTTTATATCCACCACCAGCTTTTTTATAAGCAGAAGCCATCATTTGAGCTTTTCTTGCTGACCATTGACCCGGAGCGCCGCCCTTACCACCAGCTTTAATTCTGTTGAATATTCTCTTTCTAAGTCCCGGCTTGGTGTAATTGCCAGCCTCATTTACCCTAGACTTTGTTTTGCCGCCCTTCTTCATGGCGATAGGTTTTTTGCTCTTATTCTTACAGAGCATTTTTGCTGCTCTCATTAGAAACTCCTATGCTCTCCTGTTTAACTTCCTTGCAGTGCTAGTCCTTTTAAAAGATCTATTTTTAGACGCTGGAACAACTTTTAAATTTGATCTTCTGTTGTCTCTAGGATTTCCATTCCTGTGAGCAACATCTTTACCATCACCCTTCTTGACCTTACCAGCAGCAGACATCTTACGCCTTGCTGTATTTCTGCCAGCCCTACTTTTCTTTTGAGTAGCTTTTGACTGGTAGTTCTTATACTCAGATCTATAGTTGCGCTTACCGCTGGGTGCCACGAGTCTTTCCTCTTGTAGCTAAACCGTCTATAGAGCGGGTGCGCTTTGACTTAACCATCTGGCCTCCCTCAGACATTCTATCTGCTGGTGTCATACCTTTTGCTTTCATAGCATCAGATCCTGTCTTTCTCTTCTTCTTTGCCGCATCAGAAGCAAGCAGAGTGAGAATCCCACCAATGTTTTTATTCTGAGCTTTTCTTTTTTTAATTTGTTCTTCAAACCTCTTTATAGCCTTTGGATTCTCCTTAATAGTTTCATAGTAAGCTCTTGCTTGCTTAAAATCAGGCCGCAATAAAGGATCAATAATATTTCTATTTTTTTTCTTTTTTTGAAAAATGCTATCTAAAGAGTCTTTGATAGACTTCGGCGGCGTTACCTTTTTACTTTTCTTCTTCATCTTATTCCCCTTTAACTGCTGCTGCATGGACGCTCGCGATATTGCCATCGTAGTTCCTTCCTGTGAACTCTTCCCACATCGGCCTCAACATGTTGTGAAGCTCATCAATCTTCTGACTATTGTCATCAATCTTTACAGACATGACAGCAACACTCTTATCCACACCTATTAGAGTGGACGATATCCAAGTGACTCCTGTGGCGCATATTCCCACAAAGGACACAAACAAAGTTCCAGCTATGAATTTAGAACTCAACATTTCCATCTCTTCCTAGCCTGACGTAGTCTGCTATTTGGATTCTTTGCTGCTTTGGGGAACTTTTTCATTTGACCAGCAGAACGAGCGCAGAAAGATTTCCTGCGCTTGGCTGCTTTACTTCCGGGTTTTACCTTGCCTGTAACCGCTGTCTTGAGCTTGCTGCCGGGGTTTTTACGCCTGTAAGCAGCAACGCCAGCCTTTGTCATGCCAGCGCCTGATTTAGTAGGACGGAAGTTCTTCTTGTTTCTGGGGGGCATCTTAGCCTTACGCTCTGCCATGATAACCCCTAAGAGAGAAACACCGTCACACTAGAACAGTTTGTCAGATCTAAATACACATCCGTGTTGAACAGTATTCCGTTATCAGGAATGTTTACAGAGAATGTGCTTCCAGTGCCAAAAGCAAGATCAAGCATGGTTGTGCCTCCAGAGCCGCCATCTTTCAAAACGACTTGAGGACTCCCTGATCCTGCTGTTACCACTTGGATCTGACGCACCCTAGCGCGACCATTAAACACAGTCGCGTCAGCGGTTTTTGTTACTGCGAATACATCAGACATCGCCATTACAGCCTCCTATATTAGCTGTCAGCGAAAGGTGTAGCCTCAGTGCCAGTGCCTACAAGCATAGCCTGAACAAGGTACACGTTGTCTTTTACAGCAGTAATCTCAACGTAAGATCCCTTGTCTCCGCCTGTTGTTCCACCATTCAATGAAATAACATCGTTTGATGCGGCAGGCACAAAGCTAGAATTTGTTCCATCTGCTACGTTGATTACCGTTGCAGAGCCTACAAACTTGTCTGTTCCGTCTGTTTTGATGTCACAGTCGCTACAATCAGTTTCGATATAGAAACGATAAACCGCACCAAAGTGATTGTTTACACTAGGATCATCATCACCAGCACTTGCTCCTTTGGAGCCTGATGCAATAGTTGGAAGGGTGATGGCACCGTCAGCATCGTTGACAGTGATCAATCGTCCAGCATGATCTGCGAAGGTGAGTGTTGTCTCTGCGGTAATGTCAATTACCGAATCCGGTCCTGCGGTTATAAAACCACGGCGAGAGCGTACCGGACCTGAAAAGGTTGTATTAGCCATGAGGAACTCCTTGTCTTGGCTAGTGTCAGCATTACGCTGTCAAGGTTCTTAATCAGTATACATAAAAAAGGGCGGTGTGAAACCGCCCTTCTTATTTTTTTGCATAAAAAGTTACAGATAACTTTTAGATGCCTAAATCAGCCCCCTGCGGAACCGAACATGCCAAGCGGATCAGAAACACCGAAGCTGTAACGCTCACGGGCTTTATACCGAACATTACCAGTGTCGAAGTCACCATCCATTGATGTTGCCATTGGCGTCCTTACAAAATGCTTCATTCCGTTAGGAACGTCAGTAGTAAGGAAGAACGCATCTGCATCTGTCAGATAGTGATTAACACGGTAGCCTTCAGGTATAGA